TGAAATAGGTCTGAAATAGCTGTTCATTTCTCTTCAAGTTTGTCCTCCTTTCCCGCTGCTAATTTCTGAATGGCTTCGTTGTATCTTGCGGGTATCTCTGTTGATTCAATGTGACTTTGTTCAGGTTCTAGCCATTGTCGAATATCAAATTCTTGTTCAACGTCTTTGCTGTGCGGCATCACATTCACTGTGCTGAAATGCAAATAGTCGTCTTCATCGTTCTGAATGAAATATACTTGTCTAGCAGCACGTGTCAGACTGTCACCATGAACAATTGTTGCGTTCATGCCGCGAATGGCACAGTTGAATATCAAAAATGGCAACGTGCTATCGCCAAGCTCTTCCAGATGGTAAAAATACATGCTTGGCCGATAATCCCAAGGCTTGTGATTCAAACGGTCTTGTTGCCATCGTTGAATCATCATTGAGCCAGTACCAGCAGCGACCTCGTAATACTCGCTACTGTCATGCGAGCCTACCAGCATGTTAACGAGCTTGCTGATGCTTTCAGGAGTGAAATCTTGTTTCTTGTCTTTACGATCAGCTTGAACACTCATGAAATATTCTGAGAACCAGTCATGTGATACGTCCGTACTGACATCTAGGAATTGCTTAAAAAGCTCGATACGCTTTTGCTGATCCATGACAATGCCCATCAATGCTGCTGGCGCCTGCTGTGCTTCACGAACACCTAACAGTTTGTGAACGACATCTGCTGTGAATTTGGTCGTCATTTGAGCGCCTCCTTAATCGATTTCTTCGACTTCAACTCTCGGGTTAGCTTTGTCAATAAAGAACCGATCTCGCAGTTCTACAATGTGCTCCCAGTTGTCGTTTTCTAAAAATTCAGCCTTTTGCATGCCGTCGAAGATAAACTTGTGCTGAAAAGCGATGTTGTCCGGGTCTGTTCGCTTGTCATACCAGTACCAGTCGAAACTTAGAGGTTTCCCCCATTGGAATTTCACGCCCTGATTCATCGCTCTTCTCACAGCCAACATTACCGTTTCGGTTGCTTGCTTTTTGACTTTTGCTCCGCCAAACATGTTGCCTCGTTCAACCTTGATGTACTGGTTAAGGGTCATGAGAGGCAATGGAATAATGATCCTGTTCACGCTGGCTTCACGTCCTTCAGATAGTATTGACGTTGCTTGCCGTCAACCATCTCAACCGTTGTGATTAGTTCTTTAGGCGCCTTGGCGTCAAAAGCAACTGGCTTGTTGATGTCTTGGCTTGCTTTTCTGGCGTTGTATCGCTCGATCCTGATGATTCGTGCCACACCGCCGAGATCACGCACGCCCATGAATACACGATCAGGCACCACAACTAGATCACCGACCATCATTTTTGGTTTAATTGCTTGCATTTGAAAATTCCTCCTGTTCAATGCTTCGCGTCAGTGAAAAGTCAAGCGTTGCGAATGCTTCACCAATCCATAGCAAGCGGCTCAGGCTTCCTGATACATCACCGTCAACACGAACTCTTTTTTCTGCTTCAAGGATCATGTGCCTATCGGCGTAAATAATGGCTTGTACGAGCATTACAATGTCTTTCCACTGTGCTTTAGTAATGTCTAAAACACCGTCATCATAGTCACGTTCAAGATCCTTTATTGATCGCCTGAAGATTGCTTCACATGCCTGTAAGCGTTCATCCAAGTGCTGCAAATATCTATTTGTCATTTCTTCTGCTGTCACTATCTTTTCCCCCTTACGTCCGTTAACTTTTCAAAATTCAAGGTGCAATCTTTTGATTTTGGAATAATTCGACTGATGAGTTTGCTGTTGTACATGTGCTCAAGCTCGCTCATCTCGTTGTTCGTTGTGATAATTGTTGATAGACGAGGACTGTTGCTCTCAAAATCAAGACGGGCATTTGCAACGCGATACATCAGCTCTTGCATGTCGCGTCTAACCGGCTTGATGTCGAGTTTCATGCCGCCTTCTGTCCCGAAGTCGTCCAACAACAGCACGTCAGCCTCTTTCATTGCCCGCTCAATGCCTGCTAAACGCAGGCGAACGTCTGGTGCATCGTATTGCAAGCTCATTAGGTTACTCAGCTCTGCTGTTGAAATAAACAGCCCTGACTGGCCTTCATCTCGTAGACTCGTCAGCATCGCTAAGGCCAAGGACGTTTTACCCGTCCCACGCGGTCCAAACAGAACCACGTTCTTAGGCACTTCCACCATTTGCTTAGTCAGCTTGTATGCACGGTTTCCCAGATTTCTAGAGCCTTGCTGATCTGTTTGTGATTCTGGCCGCCATTTTTCGAACGTAAACTTAGCTGGAACATTACCGGGAAAGACTGAGTAGCGATAAATGGCACGTGCCTTTTTACGGTTCAATGCGGCCATAGAGCGTTCGTAGAAGCGCCGTTCAATCTCGTCCTGAGTTGGCAGCTTGCTAACGTCCATCCCGCGCTTTTCAATAATTTTTTGCACGTCCGCATGTGTGAACAAGCCTTTAGTCGACTCCATATCCCCAGTTCTCCTTTGCTTCGGTGTGTTCTATCCGTTTTCCAGATGAAAACTTGCGATTTGCTTGAGCTGCCATGGTGTCGTACTTCGATCTCAGCTTTGATGCGCTTAGGATGTTGGTTTGCCAAAACGTATCAAGCTGACACCAGTCAATCATCTTGTGGATCTTTTCAAACGGTCGATGATCAAGCTCGTGCATCTTTCTAATGTCGTCAGCCCACGCTTGCAAGCTTGGCTTCCTGTGTTCTGGGTTATTGCCTTTGATCTTTTCCCAGAGATAGATAGCCTCAATCATTTCAGGAGAGTCGTCGGCATATTCCCGCTTGCGGGAATGCTGACTATCTTCTTTCTTTTCCTTCTTCTCCTTCTCTTCCTTCTTGTTTGTTGACACTTGATTGACAGTTGATTGACGTTTGATTGACACTTGATTGTCATTGTCCTGATAGTCACACCACTTAGATATTGATATGACGCTGTATTTGGTGTTTGATTTGATTGTCAACATCCCGTTGTTTTCAAATTTCTTAACCCATCTCCATACCTGACGCCATGACACTTGATTGTCACGTCGCACACCATCATTCATCTCAAACGCCAGTGCGTGGGCTCCTGTCACCAGTTCTCCGCTTGTCACTGACACTTCTTGACCATTGAATAAGAACTTGCTAGGAGCATGATTTGCTTTCATCAAAATCAGTAGCCAAAGCTTCAACTGATTCGCGTCAGTCCATACGAAGGACTGGCGTATTTTTCGATATACTTTGATCCAGCCTCCGTCTGCCATGTAATCACCTCAAATCAGAATGGAATCGTAAATAGCTCATAGCCGTCTACCTCAGTGTCACCACGTTCAAGCGCGTCACCGATATATTCGGGGCATCTGCCAAGGAAACGACACGCTTCCGATCGGCTGTAAAAATATCGAATCTGACCAGTCGGCGGATCTCGCAATACGACAGGAACTGCTGCCTTGTTAAGCTTATGCTCATATGCATGCATCAAGTTCCCACGTGGAGTGATCCATTCCAGATTATCGGCATTATTATTTGACGGGTTTCCATCGATGTGGTTGACATCTGGCAAATTATCAGGGTTGGGATGAAAAGCCAAGCAGACAAGCCGATGAACTAAAAACTGCTTACAAGCACGAGATTTCCATAATGTTACGCGCTTATATCCACCTTTATCCGTTTTCTGTTTAAGCGTTCTTCCTTGCCATTTGCGTTCGTAAGTGGTGCCATTTCGAACTGTCACAGTTGTTTTACCAGGGACGGTTCGAATCTGTCCACGATCAGAAACTTGATAAAGATGCTCATATGAAGGAATGTCTTTCCAATTTTCCATTTTTAATTACCTCTTTTAAGTCAGAATGGAAGATCGTCACTTACGTCTATTGGCTGACCGTTGTTGGCAAATGGATCGGCTGTATTGGTTTGGCTTGCTTGTGCCGGTGTGCCGAAAGATGGATTGGAATTTGAAGCAGATGCCTCTTTGCTGTCTTTCCAACGATGCTGAATCTGTGGGAAAGCTGTTGGTTCCCACTTCTTGATATGCAGATAGGTTTTACCGTTGTATTCTTCATTTTTGACGGTAACTTTAACAGCATGACCCGTAAAATCTGCAAGCATCGCCGCAAGATCAGCCCACGCCTTATGGTCTGGAATGCCAGCATTTTTGCCAATCATGAACAGATATCCCATTGCATACTCTCCGGTGTCTTTTTTCGGATATTGGTTGTCGAAGATATGTTTGTTCTGATATTTCTGTGGAACGTCATTGCGTACGATTAGGTCGAACTTGATAAACTCGCGATCTTTGTAGTTGTCAAATCCAAATCGGTTAATAACGCATTCATATACACCATCTTGAATGTCGCCATTTCCTTCTGCTGCTTGTGAGTAGTCCATTGTGATAGCCATGTTTTAGTCCTCCTGTTTAATTGACTTTTCCTGATTTCCAAATTTGAATAGCTCTTTAATTGGCACTAACTTTCGATTGTCTAATCTGTTTTTAGCAAAGATTGCATCGGTTCCCTCAAGAATGACGCCACGGCCATCAGTCTTAGGATTAACTACTACGCGTCCTACAACGTCTGTGAGGCCTAATAACCCATCACGTACGCTGTCGCGAATTGCTGGCGCATACTGACTGAACGATTGTCCAGTTTCGCTTGTAACGTCTCGTGTGTTCTCCCAAGCGGTTACTAGCACGTTAACTGGTGCGTCCATGAAGATCATGGTCATGATACGGGCAAAGTAATTTGTC